AAATATGAAGCTTCGATGTCGTTACCTTGTAACGGCGCTACCGCTTCTACCTTTGACGCAAACAGATCACGAATACCCATGCGCGAATTCTCTCAGCCATATAGCACTAACCCGTCATAATATCGAAGTCCATCTCTGGGCGTGTCGCGAAGTGTGTAACTAACGCTGTTGCTACCGCAGCGCAAACGGCAGCTTGCGAAGCTCGACGCCCGATAACCCAGCCGCCATCGCCGCGCTTTAATTGGACAGCCGAAAGAATCTGTTTAGTTAAATCGCTTTGTCCTCGATGGCGTAATCGTCCCGAGTTGATCGCACCTAGTAATTCGTCGCAGCTCTGAGGGTAAACCGAGTCCATGTCAAAGATCGGAATACCGGCGGGCTGGAATCTGGCTGCTACCGCGCCCGAAGTGCGACGGCTGTAAAGCAAATACTCGAGCGGATACTTACGGCAATACTTAGCAGCTTCATTAGCGATCTCTCGATCGTCAAGCTGAACTGAGTTTTCCCATGTATGAAGCAGCTTTACAACGAAACGTTCGTCGCCCAATTTCTGAGCTCCGACTAACGCGCAGAATTTGCGATCCGGTGAAATGTCAATCGCGAGCCATGTCAGCTTCTCAGGATCGAGATCGACGGATTCGTCGTGGCAATTATTCCACTCGTTCGCTCCGATAATGCTTGAAATAGTCTGAACCCATCGGCATAAGACTTCGGTTTGTACGACTTCGGGCGGATCGTTTAAAACCGCCTGTATGTTGTCGATGTTAATTGTGTGACCGATCGCTGGGTTAGCTGCGAGCCAGTTCGCTTCGAGCTGAATATCGTCGGTCGGTGCGCTCCACTCAAAATACCCAATATCGTCGTCCGCTCCGGCAGCCGCCGCAAGTCCGCGCTCTCGAAACGCATTTAAGACGACCGAGTGAGAATCGCCCGCGTTTGTGTAGCTCATAATCATAGGATTCTTAGCCGCCATAAGCGTATATCTCAAAGAGGCGTAAGATTCTAAGTCTTTCATTTCTCGAAGCTCGTCTAGGTGAATTGCCGACGGTGCGGAAACGCCTCGAGCAGCTGAGCCGCCAGCCTTTACGATAAATCGGTTAATTTGCCCGGTCGTACCTTTGACTTCGATTTCCTCTGAGCCATGACTCCACCTAATACGCTGAACGCGCTTAGATAGCATTTCCGAGCTCTCGATTAAGTTGATTAGCTGCCTAAATTGCTCTAGCGATGTGGCTAATCTGTGAGCTGATCCGATTTGAAGTGGCTCGTCCCATAAGAATAAACCGCCTAAGATTCTGATTTGCTGGAGAAACGACTTGCCATTTTGCCGGGCAACGACCACGCAATTAGTCGGAGTAGCCCATCGACCATCGGGTTTGTATTTGTGAGTGTGCTCCAGCGCGAACTTTTGCCATGGCATTAAGCCGTCTGGGAGTATGTCAGCCGCTAAATCTATGAGATCGAAGCCTCTAGACGGTAAATCATTAAGCGGAGTATGGATTCTAGGAGTCGGTGAGCCATAAGTGACAGCTGATAACGGCGGTAAAACCGATAGCAGCCGATTAGAGCCTATGTCGTCGGGTTGTTGACCGATTATGACCTGATCGTCCTTAGTCATGACTTACGCTAACGTTTTCGGGGATATTTAGATCATGGAGAGTCGGGGGTGTTTTATCTATACCAAAAAAACGCCCACCTTTGCTTAAATTACACTTTTGGCATAATACTTGTAAGTTATCGTCATTATCTGTCCCACCTAGTCGTCTGGGTACTATGTGGTCAACATGTAACTTTCCGTTATCTTGTCCGCATTGTTGACAGCAATAACTATCTCGCTTAAGTATTCGCTGTCTTATCTTTGACCATCGACTAGACGTACCATTATCAACAGCTGAAACCATTAGTGCCACCCCTTGTCTTTGAAGTGTTTCCATGCTAAGCAATAGTCGCCCTTATATCTGTGAGCGATGTACCGGATACCCCAATCTATCTGAGTGTAACCATCTAAGTTCTTTAGCTTCTTGTTACGCAGCTGTGGTATTCCATAATGACTACCGTTAACAGCTCTCGAATCGAACTTAGATTCTTTCATGTATAAGCTATAAGCGCATTGGTATTGGTTATCTTTAACTACTCGACTATGTAAGTAAAGCTTGTAGTTATCTTTAGATGTTATTGAACTAGCCCATGTAGGACTCGGTATAGCCCACGCTAAACATAGTACGCCCGATAGTAGGACTCGCCGCGAGCTCGCCCCCTGTGGGGCTCTCGTCGAGAGAGTTGATCGTACCCGCCTAGTCAAATACCGCGCAAGATTGAGCGTACTCTTGGGCGATTCCCACAGGCTGGGGATAACTTTCTTAATCTGTGGATAACTATTCATCGCACTCATGGGCTTCGTCATAGTTAAACGAACAGTAATAGCAGCCCATATCCTCGCCGCATTTGCGACAGGTATATTTGAACATAATCTCATTACAGCATAAGGCTAGGAAGCTTCTCGAGCTGATCCGGTAATGCTTATTATCGAAGGACATTAGTCCTCATCTCGTATAGCTGCCACGATTCGCTGGACTAAAGTGCCCTCAGCTACGTTTCCGCAGCGTTCGCATATATGTAGCGGTAGGAACTCAGCCTCGACTTGACGTGCGATTACTTCTCTTAGTTCGGCTAATACTGTTCTCATATGTGGATTACTCATTTCTTATCCTTTCCCCAGCCTGTGCCTTTAAAGATCACAGCCGGCGCGCTAAATACTCTTATCATTGGATAGCTACAGCAAAGAGGCGATAGATCGCCGTTAGTTGGTATGGAGTGAGTCATTTCTAATTCGCCGCCGCATTGGTCGCAGCGATACAGGTAACTAGGCATTAGTAGTCCCCACTAGGCATACGCCCATTACGCCGCAAACCGTACACTCGAGCGTCTTAACGCCCGGCGGAAGTAAGTCGGTAACTATGCGTTCGACTTGTAGCGTTTCGCGCTTACAGCGCCGACACTCAAATTTCAATTTGTCCATAATTAGACTCCTTTAGATTCTCCATGGAATTTAGATTGTGCTGACTAACCCACCAGGATTCTGTTTTATCATGCTTAAATCTAGATGTTTTAGCTGCTCTAATTGGTATCCAGCCCTTAACGTAATAAGTCGGTGATTCTCCTACGACTAGAACGGCTAGATCCTCGGTGCGATCTCTTGGCTGTAAAATCAAGTGACCATCTAGCCATCGAGTATGTTTGATTTCTATGCGGTTGCCGATGTCTGCTCGAATTTTGAACTTGTCGAGCTCGATCTTAAAGTCCTTAATGCCAAAGAACTTAGCAGCTGCTATCTCAGCCCCAAACGCCTCAGCTGTACGCTTGATCGAGTCGTGTATGTTGCCGCGCATAGCTTGGTCATGAAAGTAAAAGTTTTCCTCACCTCGAAACTCACAGGTGAAGGCGGCGGCTGCCGCTTGAACTTCCTCGTCGCGTGTAAGCGTGATTTTGTTTATTCCCATGTCGCACACGTCCGGTTATTGTCTGGACAAACCCAGCCCTTATAAGGCTTTCCAGTTTTTCCGACTCCCTCTTTACGAATCATTACGCCATGAGCGCAGGATCGCCCGGTAAGAATTCCGCCAATTTCGGCAACAGCTTTAGTCATATCCCAAGGATCAAAAGAGCCGTTAGGTAAAGCTTCGCTAGGTGCTGCTACTGGCGTAGCGATTGGTCGCTCCACTCGTTTCATTTCCTCGAACGATGGGCGATTTTGATTCTCGCTAAACTTGGATAAACCGCCAGTGTGTAAGGCTCGACCTATTGCTGAGGTTGATCCGTTTTCTAGTGGAAAGCGGTTAGCGTTCGATCTGATTTCCTCGGCGAAATCTGTCGCAAAAGGTAACTGGTCGGTTACCTCTTTGTAAATGTCAGTCTGGACTATGTAGCGAGTCCCGTCCTGAAATACGATATTAACGTCGATTCGACCGTTTGGATATTTAGCCCAGAACTTTTCTATGCGTTCGGCTACGGACTCGTAGCCCTCTAGTGGTAGCGCCATTATGAATTCCGAACGCGTTCTGTAGCTGCTCGAAGCCCGGCGGCTCGACCGCGGTTAAACCCGTCCTTAACGCCCTCTTTGTAACCGATAGTCCAGCCGACTAAAAACCAGCCGACGCTTGCGAGTAATACAGCTCCCGCCATTTCTATAATTGTAAACATTTTAGCTCCCGATTCCGGGTGCGACTTATTCGCTCCCTAGTTATAGGGTGAACTAAATGTCTGACAATTACAAGCCTTACGCGTATTTAACGGCGTGTCGAATTGCTTAAGAGCAAACTGTAAATTTCGTCAACCCGCTTTTCAAGGCGCGAAACCTGATCTTTAACGCTTGAGCCAGAATTTGGGCGCAGCTCGCTTAGGTAATACTTAACTAGGTAGCGAATACCCGTCATAAACGCAACTAAGAGCGTGACAATAGCCACGCCCATAGCCGCCCAGTCGTTTGCGTTCACTTAGCCTTAGCCCCGAACGAAACGTCCTTAGGATTCGAGTAACGCATTAAGACAGGTACGATCCCAGCAAATAAGCCCCACGCCAATTTTTTGGGATCTGTTTCGCCAGTCATGTAAACGGCTAGCATTCCCGCGATTGCTGAACGCCCATAACTAGCACCGATAGCCTTTAGCTCTTTCATTACTTTTCTCCTAACCGTAGAGCCTTGATTAACTCTAAGACTTTTTTTGGACTTACGTTGATTTCAAAATGCTGTTCGTCTTTTCTTTTCTGATAATCGCCGCCCCAAAATAAACCGTACTTGCGAGCTAACGCCCGGATCATTGGAACTTTCTCAGCTGGAAACGTTCCGACCTTTCCGAGTGGGTGCTTAGTCGCGTTTAAGTCGATCGCTGTTCCGCTCGAGTGATTGCTTAGCTTGTCGGTCGTACCTCTGACCATACGAAACGCATAACCCCAGTCGTCGAGCTGTCCGCCATCTAGCGGCTCGATTAACTCGTTAAAGTCTTTACAGAATCCAACGATTAACGGTGCGACAGCTTCGGCGCAGCGAATCTTTAAATGAGTTCCCGGTATCGCGTAGGACTTGATTCCGATTTCGGCTTGATCCTTTGAAGCCTTCCACCCGTTATAGGAAACTAAATCCATTTAGATTCCAAGGGCTACTTTGAGATCGTCAATAGATAAACCGACTGACGCTAATTTCTCAACGACTGTGGGTTCTGGCATAGTGCCATCGTGCGCGTTAAGTGCGGCTTCTGCTTCCGCTTTGTCACAATCGCCCGAAATAATTAAATTGCCAGCGTCATTTGTAAATAATTCCCACCCAGTTTCCAGACGGAACTTATCTGAGTTTAACGCTTTGTTTGGTATTTTAAAAATGTGTTCCATAATTAAGCTCCTACATAAGTTAATTGAAAGTTAAAATACATATTGACAGTTTCCGTATTGTTTTGCTGGTATTTAATTTCCCAATAATCGGCAACAGAAGTCGTTATTGTTTGAGAAAATCCAAATGCTTGGTTACCGAAACCTGTTGAGGTTCTGGCGTATTCTCCCCCGTAAACGCCGC